TTATTTGATTTCAATTTTGTCCCACTCCCTGCCTCTGTCATCACGATACTGTGATGCCATGGTGTCCGACTTATGCCCGAGAAGATGTTGAGCAAACTTATCGCTTATCTGCTTCTCATAGAGTCTTGCAGACAAACTGCGCAACTCGTGAAAGGTAGGCGGATCCCCTTCGAAGGAAAGACCTGATGCTTTTCGTGCGCGCATAAAATACCTTGATACTGTGCCGGATGAAAGCGGTTCACGACGAGTAGATGCAATTATGGTTTCTCCGCCAAGAATCTCTTTGCATTTATCAAGTGTTTCCTTCATTGATATCCCAAGAGCATCAACATGCAATGTTGTTGGGATGGCAATTTTTACGCCGGTTTTGCTTTGCTCGACATAAAGATAGCCATCTACGATATCAGACCACTTCATTTCGCATAAATCCCCAACACGCTGCCCGGTAACAACAGCCAGTTCCATTGCAAGTCTAAGCCAACATGGTGATGATTCTGCTGCTTGATAAATTTTCAGGTATTCGTCAGCCGTAAGTCTTGATCTCCTTACCTCTGATTTTGCTGCGCGAGTGGCAGTGACCGGGTTTGTTGTTATATGGCCTTCAGCTATTGCCTCTCGGAATGCATCGCTCAGTGTTGATCTGATTAACTTGGCTGACGCCGCCTTGCCCTCGTCTATGTATCCATTGAGCATTGCTGCAATTTCTTTTGTGGTGATGTCTTCAAGTGGAGCATCAGGCAGCCCCCTCCTTATTGCTTTAATTTTGCTCATGTAATTTATGAGTGTCTTCTACTTGATTCCTCTGTTGGCGAGGATTTTTTCGTAGCGATCAAGCCATGAATGTAACGTAACAGAATTATCACTGTTGATTCTCGCTGTCAGAGGCTTGTGTTTGTGTCCTGAAAATAACTCAATGTTGGCCTGTATAGCTTCAGTGATTGCTATCCTCCTGTCTCGGCCTAATCCAAACTCTTTACCCGTCCTTGGGTCCCTGTAGCAGTAATATCCATTGTTTCTTATATAAAGATTAGGGGGTAAATCCCGGCGCTCATGACTTCGCCTTCTTCCCATTTTTGATCCTCTTCAAAAGGCTACCTGTTACTGGTCGATTTAAGTCAACCTTTACCGCTGATTCGTGGAACAGATACTCTCTTCCATCCTTAACCGGAGGAGGGAATATCCTGCACTCGCGTACCCATCGACGAACTGTTTCAAGGCTTCTTGGGCGTCGCTGGCGTGCGTTCCACTCCTGAAGTGTCAAGTACATCGCAAAGTCTCCGCAATTACACGCAAGAAAAAACCGCCATCAGGCGGCTTGGTGTTCTTTCAGTTCTTCAATTCGAATATTGGTTACGTCTGCATGTGCTATCTGCGCCCATATCATCCAGTGGTCATAGCAGTCATTGATGTTCTCTGCTTCGATAACTCTGTTGAATGGTTCTCCATTCCATTCACCTGTGACTCGGAAGTGCATTTATCATCTCCATAAAACAAAACTCGCCGTAGCGAGTTCAGATAAAAGAAATCCCCGCGAGTGCGAGGGTAGTTACTTGTTCATATTATTAATCGTCAATGTATTTTGAGCATTGTGGGCAATCATCGATCCCACAATACGATTCATATGCATCCTTTATTGCGTCGCGGGCTTCAGTAAGAGTATTGAATAAGTTGCAGCTATTATCTTTTTGATATAGGTAAGTTCCTAATTTATAAGCAGAAGAAGCATCATTTCCGCTGTCTAAAATTACATCGTTATGGATACTGCACCTTGCAAGAACTCCTGATCCCATAAGGGTCTGCATAGCCCATTGCTCTTGATCTTCACACAAATCATGAATGCTCATTTCAACACCTCTCTTCACGTTTCACACACGTTAAGATTAACAGTGTTTTTACATGCTTTGGAAGATTTATTTTATAAAAACTCTTTTAATACAAATAGATATAATAGTTCACTATTATAGCTCCTTTAATCGAGGCTGTTCTGGTAGCGACATCCAGTGGGTTACCTCTTTGAGATACAGGTCTTCGCCATCACCGTCATCCCAAGTGGGATTGCCATCATTAAACCAGTCGCCATATACACCGACCTGAGTGTTGGGGATGTTTGGCGGGTAGTTGTTTTTAAAGTCAGCTGCTAACACATAGCATTGTCGCTCTCCCATTTCTGGCATTCGCTCACTACATCTTATCCAACCATCCGGAGTTACCGGAGAGTTGCCCGATAGCTCGTTCAACTTGTAAGTTTGGCTTACGGGTTCGGCTTCCAGTTCTGCTATGCGCTTTTTTGCTGTTTCCAGCTCGTCCAGCAGTGTCAGCACGGTAGCCGGATTGGCTGCGGCGATGAATTCAGCATTTGCCTGCTGTTCCATTTGGAAATCTTCATCGAAACCGCTTTCAGGATGCGCTCCTTCAATTCTGCAAATGGGAATATATCCATCAGCCTCGCGATGAATTAGTGCATCATCACCATCAAATCGGCCCTCTCCATATTCGAGCGACCACTCGCCACATGTTGCTTTCTCTGCCTTTTCACGCAGTGCTTGATAGTTAATCTTGCTCACTGGTTGCCTCCTTTGCGCCACATCGCATTCAGATATTTGTTTTGATTCACTGACAGAAAAGAATTTCGCTTAAGCAATTCCTCTCTCGATGGCATTGGCTTTACGCGTTGACGAATAATCATTTCTGCCGGAAGAATGCCGGGATTGTATGTAAGTCCTCTCATGATTTACTCTCCACGAACTGGTCAATAGCCATGCTAAGTGACATACCTAAAGTCTCGATATGCTGCTGAATATCCTGTAGCGTCTGCGCCTGAGATAACAGGATTTCACGGTTGCATAACTCTTTAACCAGATGCTCAAACTTGCTGTAATAACCGATACGACTTAGTGTTTCTTTCCCTGCATTCTCGCCTTCTTTGATAATTCCTCTTTCGCTAAGAATCAGATCGTGTTTGGTTCCGGTAATAACGTATTTTCCTAGGTCGATGTTTAGCTTCATTGTTAATTACTCCATGTTAATTTATTTGTATGCCTGCTCTTTCTTCATCGAGTTTTTTTAGCTTGTATCGCATAGCTCTTACTGAATAAATTGAGCGGCAGGTTGCAATTGCTATTTCTTCTGCAGAGAACTTACCGAAAAGTGATACTTCGGCTCTTGTCCAGCGTCTTCCACGAAGTCGGCTAACAATGTCAGCGCCAATCCTTGTTGCTTTCGCCATTACTGCTTTTTCAGTCCTTTCCAGTTTTTCTGCGATAACTTCAACTGGCATTGTCGCCGCTACCTCGCGCAAGAAATCGACTTCCCATTTCTCCCATGGAGTCTTTTTCATAGGCGATACCGTTATTTGATAAGAAGTGAAGGTTTCCCAACTTTGAGTTGAGCACCGGGGATATTTAATCCTGCTTTTAGTTGGTGCTTGATTGCCAACTTGTCGGCTTTAATTGTCGTTTCAAACTCAACGTATTCAGGAGGAAGGGCGCTTGAGTCGATGATTTCTACAGTTTCTGACGGTTTGCGGATTGTTACCTGGTGAATACCTGCTCTAATCTTTTTCTTGCCAACCATTTCAAGCGATGAGGCTATATATGCCATAATGCTATCAATCTTATTTTGAATTACTGCTGCTCGTTCATTCAGTGACTTTGCCTCGTCCTTGAGGCGTTCAGCATAACCAGATTCATTTTTAATAATGGCGAGAAGTTGCTCTATTTTATCGGTAAATTCTCCTTCCATGCCTTCTATTGTGTCAGCAATCATCTCTGGTTCTAAATCTGAATCCATCAATTTTGCGTATTCATTGGCTATTTCATATAGTTTGCTCACTGGCAACCTCCAGTTTCGCTTTGCATTCTATGTAAATGGCTTGTACGTTCTGCTGTAATTTCATTCCAGATGTTAGGCGATATGCTTCTGCAAAATATCGCTTCAAATCATCCATGTTTTCTGCCTGAGCCATTTCATCGCAAAGAAGTTGTACTTTATCCATTATTTCCTGCTGGCGTTTCCGTTCATCTTCGCGGATATCTTCCTCTGATTTGTGCGGCATAACTGGTTCAGTCCACACACCTTCTTCTTCGTTTAGTACGTGAATAGCACTATCAAGACGTGATGCCTTAGGCCAATACTTGCTTGCACGCTTTACGACCGTCTTTCGCGCCATCTCATTCCAGTGATTTACCCATGGTCCTTTATCGCTGAATGCTGCCTTGCTTGTTTTCCTTACAGCATCAATTTCAGCCAGACTCATCTCTTCCGTTAGATAATCACCTGCTGGCGTCTTAACTGTGCAGTAAACGCCAACGATATCACCACGATCACCGAAGGCGTTGTATTTATGGGTTGGTGCTTTATCAAGCCCGTTTGACTCATAGGTATCGTTAGCATGAACAAGTTTTGCCTGACCCCATGAGATAACACCAGACTCCATTGCAATATGGAGCAATCCCATATAGCTGATATCAAGGCAAACCATGCCGTCGCGCGGAACCAGATAAGCAAGTTTGCTGGCCGGGTTTAAGGTGATGCCGATCGCCGCAACATTGATGATGGCGTTCTGTGCGCTGGTTGGATTTGCCAGTGCCGTTTTAGCCAGGTAATCATTTTTCTGGAAATACTGAATTGCAAACTGGCTTTCCTTAGCCCATGTCACCGTCTGTTCAGTCAATGCTCCGCAGAATAACTGCTCCTGCTGTTTAACGAATTCAACGATATTGCTCATGCTGCTTCTCCATAAATATGTCTGCGTTTGAATATTGCGAAGGCATATTCAGCCTTAACTCTTTCGGTTATTGCATCCCAGAACCATTCAGCGGCTTTTTCCTGATAGTTACAGTCATCATCTTCCAGCCAGTCGACAGCGTCCTTAGTGTGTTCATCTGGTTTATATGAGCGAAGCATTTCGCTTATTGGGTCGCAACGTTTGCAGAGGCGATCAACTTCACTGTTGATTCGTTCGTAATCTTCATCAGTAAAACTTGCGATTATTTGCGATATTTCACGCTTATCATTCAGAGTCAGAATCATCATCTTTCTCCTGTTCTTTGTGCTGATTGAGCATTTTGTTCATCTGACGAATGAATTCTTCGTCTGACCAGTTATCTGTAAAACTCATGGACGGCCTTGTTGTTTCAAAATATCCCAAAGCTTTTCGAGCAAACTTTTCATTCTTGGTTGTTTAAAGTCTGCTCCGGTTAAAATATTTTTTCGTGAATGCTGTACCGATAAAATCGGGTTGAAAGGGCGAACCGATGCCGCCCCTGCAATAGCGAACTGTTGCATAGGATGCTCCTTCTGTTTGATTGCATAACGAAAACGCCTCAAGTGAAGCGTTATTGGTATGCATATAAAAAGGCCCTCACACTGGAGGGCAAAGAAGATTTCCAATAATCAGAACAAGTCGGCTCCTGTTTAGTTACGAGCGACATTGCTCCGTGTATTCACTCGTTGGAATGAATACACAGTGCAGTGTTTATTCTGTTGTTTATGCCAAAATAATTTTAATCAGCAATAAACTCTTCTGGTAATTCATCAACCAGTTGATGCATTATTATCACCCATTTGCCATCATTCGTTTCGTATGCATATTTCCGGTCTTTTATCATCAGGTGTTCAGTTACTGCCTTAATCGCTTGTTCGGTGACATCTTCTTTCTTTCCTACCCACATTCCTTTTTCAGTGTTTAATGTTCCTTGAAAAATACGACCGCTTAATGGGCTTGCTGCCATAGTTTTAATTTTCATATAGCTCCTTAAAAATAAAGGCCACCATCAGGCAGCCTTGTTGTTCTGTTTACCAAGTTCTCTGGCAATCATTGCCGTCGTTCGTATTGCCCATTTATCGACATATTTCCCATCTTCCATTACAGGAAACATTTCTTCAGGCTTAACCATGCATTCCGATTGCAGCTTGCATCCATTGCATCGCTTGAATTGTCCACACCATTGATTCTTATCAATAGTCGTAGTCATAAGGGTAGTCCTGGTATTGTTCCATCACATCCTGAGGATGCTCTTCGAACTCTTCAAATTCTTCTTCCATATATCACCTCAAATAAGTGGTTTGCTGCCTAATTTCATTTTCTGGCGACCAACACAAGTCATCTTGCTGTCAGTTGTTTGGATTTACGGTAGCCTGCCGCGTAAAGAGCTACATTTGGAAGACAAGTTGAGCCTTCATATTTTCTGGTCAACGTTGTCAGTGTTATTACTTCTGCTCTCATTGCTGGTTTGCGTTTGCATTGTAAGACCACTCGTGATGGGGTTGGCCTGTGTAGTTTGTCGGAGCTAATCGCCTCCTGACTTTGCAGGTTTGCGCGACGAGCTCTACGGCGAGAAGCTGCGGTGCCTTTAAATTCTGTTTTTCTGGACATAGATTCCTCCCGAATAAACTTTGGCGATGCAATCTCGAAGCTCCTCCTGAGACGGTTGCTTCGGCATTGCATCCCACAGCTTATGTGGTTGGGTGATCTGGCTTTTCAGCCACGTAGTCGAGAGTCGACGTTGTTTAAAGAGCCTGCCAGTCTGTTCCATTTGGCTTCCAGCGTCCTGCTGATGGTTAAATAGTACGATATGTACTTCACTTGGTCAATACAATTTGTTCTAAAACGGGGCGGTTTTTTACAACGCTTTGTATTTAATAGTATTGTTTTTTAGCGTGGGTGTATTGCCTCGGCGATGTAAGGAGAGATCAGAATTGCGTTGTTTAGTGAGTTGTATCTATTTATTTTCCAATAAATACAATTGGTTATGTGTTTTTTTTGGGGCGAGAGGAAAAGAAAACCCGGCATGGAGGCCGGGTTGATGATTAGCGGTGTGGCCTTGAGCGATAATGCTCACACACATGTTCAAGATTTCCATGCCTTATCCGTTCATAGGCATTCACATGAACTTCTCGATCGAATTGGTCATTCAAATTGTATGTAGACATCTGTGTTTTCTCATATTGGCGGCAGCCCTACAACCGCTTGAAAAAATGTACCAGACGCGCTAAGGTTACATCGCAAATATTGTGTACCTTAACAAGGGCTCCTTTTGGAGGCTCTGGTTAAACAGCATCAATGTCGGACTGGGGAGTTGGACATTGTGCTGAATGCTTTTGCATTATTGAGGCCGAACGTAAACCTTCAGAATTGAAGAGATGCGTTCGGCTTCTTCGTTTGTGATATCGTTAGGAATGCCTTTAATCGTTACTGTAACCCCTGATTCAGGTCGAAGAACTACTGGAAGATCATAGGTATGAAGTGCATTAGCCTTGCCTTCGACTTTTGTTGGTTCGCCAGTCAAATCTTTTTCCTCACTGGATTCTTTGTCAATCGGAGTGTATGGGATTTCTTCACCAGACTGGAAAGCTACAAACTTTTTGATTGCACTTTCCATGCGGCTTTTATATGCAGTAATGCTGCTGTCGCTAGGCTTCGGCTCAGTTGCGTTGATGTATCGCTCGGCAAGCTCATTCACATCAAGCTGAGTAACATCACCCATTTCCTCTTCTTGGACTACCGTTAAGAGGCGAGCGGATGAGTTTTTTAAATTTCGAGCGGTGGCCTCCTTCATTATGTTCAGCGACATAAGCTCTTCAAGGAAGTCCTTGAATGCCTGCACGCTAACGTTTGACTTTGCCATTTGCTCTCTCTCTAAGTTATTGACTCAGATCGAGTTTATCCAGGAATTGATTTGCATGCAAGACTCAAGTCTTGAGAATTTCCGTTCAAGATCCACTCTCAATAAAAAAGGCCGCACCTCTGCGACCTTTCATCTCCTAAATCTCTTTTCTCTTACCTAAAGAAACAGCAGGCTGGGTCAGCCCTAACAACTTCAAGTGCATCGGTCAGAGAAAGCTCCGTGCTATACAGGTGTTATTTCATATCTTTTTGCATCCAATAAATTTTCCATCTGTCCAGAGAGCGGATGCACTTGATTCTTGTTGATGGCAGGACGTTTTTTCACCTGCCTCACCCTGCCATACAGGACGCTGCTCACCGATATCTATCGTCCGGTCATTGATGTTATAGACAATATCCAGATCATTACGGATATACTCAGATGGCCTTATGCTTTCAATGAATAGATGAACTTCTTTTTGACCGCTTGATACTCATGGCCATTAAACTCCATCTATCCTCTTTACCCAAACGTCTCTTCAGGCCATTGGCTGGCGATAACTTTCCCCACAACGGAACAACTCTCATTGCATGGGATCATTGGATATTGCGGGTTTAGTGGTTGTAGAAACACCTGACCGCTATCCCTGATCAGTTTCTTGAAGGTAAATTCATCACCACCAAGTCTGGCTATGCAGAAATCGCCGGGCTCAACAGCTTGCTCAGGGTCAACCAGAATTAACATCCCGTCAGGAAAACTAGGTTTGGAACCTGTTGGTGCGGTCATTGAGTTACCTTCAACCTCAAGCCAGAATGCAGAGTCACTGGCTTTTTTGGTTGTGCTTACCAATCTCTCCGCATCACCTTTGGTAAAGGTTCTGAGTTCTGGAGAGAACATCCCAGCCTGAACATGAGAAAAAACAGGGTACTCATATTGTTTTTTAACTGGGGCCGATGAGTATTCGCCAACAGGTGAAAATGTCCCGTCGTGGTTGAATGATATGTTATCAATACCAAGGTATTTAAACACCACACCAATATCACTAAGAGATGGATGACGAGATCCGCGCAACCAGTGTCCAATTCCACCCTGCGTCATACCTAGCTCTTCGGCTAACTTCTCTTGAGTTATGCCGAGCTCTTTCATTCTGGATCTAGCCAGTTCATACCATTTCATTTTCATGTCCTTATTATTACGCTCTGTACTGGAACCATCCATGCACAATGTGTATTTTTACTTGTATTTGAGAAGTACATATTGTATTTTTTATTCGTGGTTACTATGGAGGGCATATGAGCAACCTACGAAAATATCGAGAGTCACTGAATATCTCTCAAACAACACTTGCTAAGGCAGTTGGATGCACACAGGGAGCTATCGGACATTGGGAATCTGGTCGTCGCTTCCCAGACCTTAAAACATGCCGTGCTCTTGTTGCGTGTCTAAACAAGTTAGGCGCAAAAGTAAGTCTTGATGACGTGTTCCCGCCGGAGCACAAAGCCGCTTAATAAGCGGAGCCGCTCTTTGTAATAACGGACATTCGTCCTACGTCGCTGAAAAGCGAGTCCCAAGATATCTGACCAACTAAGGCCATATGCGTTTCCACGCATACCTTTCAACTAACTATTCACTATTGGAAATCTTAAGAAATGGAACGAACAAGTTACAGCAAACTATCACAGCGCGACGTTGATCGCGCAGAAACAGATTTACTCATCAACCTGTCAACGCTTACACAGCGCGGTCTGGCAAAGATGATTGGCTGTCATGAATCGAAGATAAGCAGAACGGACTGGCGGTTTATTGCTTCGGTCTTGTGTGCTTTCGGAATGGCATCAGACATCAGTCCGATTAGCAGGGCTTTTAAGTATGCGCTTGATGAAATCACAAAGAAAAAATCCCCGGCTGCCACCGAGGATTTTAAGCAAATTGATATGCAATTCTGAGGGAATTACTGGATCAATCCACAGGAGTAATTATGACAAAACGTCGTAAGAAATACCAGGAAAAAGAAGAGATTCGACACCCTGATTCACCTGAGGGATTAGTGGTAGCCGCAGCAAATAACAGGGCGTTCGCAGAGCGCCTTGTTGGTGTTTACAGACTAGCCAAAGCAGGAGTGAAACATGGGCGTCGTTAAGTTAGCTGATTACAGGCCTCAACTGGAGGTCGTGGAGCATCGCGTGGCAGATACCGAAGATGGTTTCATGCGCGTTGCTAACGAGATTACCGACAGTCTGCTGATGGCTGATTTAACCGTCCGGCAGTTGAAGGTGATGCTCGCTATCATGCGCAAGACATACGGATTCAATAAGCCGATGGATCGACTCACAAACACGCAGATAGCAGCCATGACAGGTATTCATCACACTCATGTTTGCGCTGCCAAGCGCCAGCTTATTGAGCGTAAATTCCTCATTGCTGATGGCGTGAAAATCGGAGTGAACAAGGTGGTTTCGCAGTGGATTAGCCAGGACAGCTTAACATTAGCTAAAACAGCTAATAAAACATTAGCCAAGTCGGCTAATGGGTATAAGCCAAGTCAGCTAAACACAAAAGACAATATACAAAAGACAATAAATACAAATACCCCCTTACCCCCTAACGGGGGCGGCGATGGGCAGGTTAAACCTGAACGTCGCAAGGCAGAACGAATCGACTACGAATCCTTCCTGAACGCCTACAACACCGAAGTCGGTGACAGACTTCCACACGCTGTTGCGGTCAACGAGAAACGCAAACGCCGCCTGAAGAAAATCATCCCACAACTGAAAACGCCAAACGTGGACGGTTTCAGAGCGTATGTCAGGGCGTTTGTACATCAGGCCAAGCCGTTTTACTTCGGAGACAACGACACGGGCTGGACGGCTGATTTTGATTACTTGCTGAGAGAAGATTCGTTAACGGGAGTTCGGGAAGGGAAGTTTGCAGACAGGGGGATTGCATGAGACAGGATATCGAAGCGAGCGTTATCGGTGGCTTGCTGATTGGTGGATTAACTCCAACCGCCAGTGACGTTCTGGCAACGCTTGAGCCGGAAGCGTTTTCAATTCCGCTCTACAGAAAAGCCTTCGAGGTTATCCGCAAGCAGGCGAGAAACAGAAACCTAATCGACGCGCTGCTGGTTGCCGAGGAGTGCGGAGAGGAGCATTTCACGTCAATCCTGATGACCAGCAAAAACTGCCCGAGTGCCGCAAACCTGAAGGGATATGCCGGAATGGTCGCGGATAACTATCACCGCCGTCTGGTGCTGGAAATCATGGATGAAATGCGTGAACCAATTCGGAGCGGAACCATCGACGCATCGAGTCAGGCGATGGATGAGCTTGTAAAGCGTCTCTCAGCCATCAGAAAGCCCCGTGACGAGGTTAAACCGGTGCGGTTAGGGGAAATCATCACTGACTACACTGACACGCTTGACAGGCGTCTGAGGAACGGAGAAGAGTCAGATACCCTGAAGACCGGAATCGAAGAACTTGATGCCATCACCGGAGGGATGAACGCAGAAGACCTTGTGATAATCGCTGCTCGTCCTGGTATGGGGAAAACCGAACTGGCGCTGAAGATTGCCGAAGGCGTTGCAAGCCGCGTTATTCCTGGTTCTGACGTCCGGCGCGGAGTGTTGATTTTCTCGATGGAAATGAGCGCATTGCAGATTGCAGAGCGAAGCATTGCCAACGCCGGGAGGATGCCGGTTAGCGTGCTGCGAAATCCTGCTTCGATGGATGACGAAGGCTGGGCGCGCGTTGCTAACGGCATGAGTCAGCTTGCAGATTTGGATGTATGGGTAGTCGATGCCTCGCGGTTATCGGTCGAAGAAATACGCTCAATCGCAGAACGGCACAAACAGGAAAATCCAAACCTGTCACTCATCATGGTGGATTATCTTGGCCTGATTGAGAAGCCGAAAGCAGACCGCAACGACCTCGCAATTGCTCACATCTCCGGAAGCCTGAAGGCGATGGCGAAAGACCTGAAAACGCCAGTTATCTCCCTGAGTCAGCTTTCGCGCGATGTTGAGAAGCGACCAAACAAACGCCCGACAAACGCAGATTTGCGTGATTCAGGAAGCATTGAGCAGGACGCAGACTCAATCATCATGCTCTATCGGGAAGCAGTATATGACGAGAACAGTAGCGCCGCGCCATTTGCTGAAATCATCGTGACGAAAAACCGTTTTGGCTCACTTGGTACGGTTTACCAGCGGTTCTGCAACGGACACTTTGTTGCATGTGACCAGGATGAAGCCAGACAGATTTGCACAGCATCAAATGCACCTGCTGCACGTGGCAGACGATATGCACAAGGGGCTGACGTATGACCATCTACATCACTGAGCTAATAACAGGCCTGCTGGTAATCGCAGGCCTTTTTATTTGGGGGAGAGGGAAGTCATGAAAAAACTGACCTTTGAAATTCGATCTCCAGCACATCAGCAAAACGCTATTCACGCAGTACAGCAAATCCTTCCAGACCCAACCAAACCAATCGTAGTAACCATTCAGGAACGTAACCGCAGCTTAGACCAAAATCGGAAACTTTGGGCTTGCCTTGGTGACGTCTCGCGTCAGGTTGAATGGCATGGTCGCTGGCTGGATGCAGAAAGCTGGAAGTGCGTTTTTACAGCAGCATTAAAGCAGCAGGACGTTGTTCCTAACCTTGCCGGGAATGGCTTTGTGGTAATAGGCCAGTCAACCAGCAGGATGCGTGTAAGCGAATTTGCGGAGCTATTAGAGCTTATACAGGCATTTGGTACAGAGCGTGGCGTTAAGTGGTCAGACGAAGCGCGACTGGCTCTGGAGTGGAAAGCAAGATGGGGAGACAGGGCTGCATGATAAATGTCGTTAGTTTCTCCGGTGGCAGGACGTCAGCATATTTGCTCTGGCTAATGGAGCAAAAGCGACAGGCAGGTGAAGACGTGCATTACGTTTTCATGGATACAGGTTGTGAACACCCGATGACATATCGGTTTATCCGCGAAGTTGTGAAGTTCTGGGATATACCGCTCACTGTATTGCAGGTTGATATCAACCCAGAGCTTGGACAGTCAAATGGTTATACGGTATGGGAACCAAAGGATATTCAGACGAAAATGCCTGTTCTGAAGCCATTTATCGATATGGTAAAGAAATATGGCACTCCATACGTCGGCGGCGCGTTCTGCACTGACAGATTAAAACTCGTTCCCTTCACCAAATACTGTGATGACCATTTCGGGCGAGGGAATTACACCACGTGGATTGGCATCAGAGCTGATGAACCGAAGCGGCTAAAGCCAAAGCCTGGAATCAGATATCTTGCTGAACTGTCAGACTTTGAGAAGGAAGATATCCTCGCATGGTGGAAGCAACAACCATTCGATTTGCAAATACCGGAACATCTCGGTAACTGCATATTCTGCATTAAAAAATCAACGCAAAAAATCGGACTTGCCTGTAAAGATGAGGAGGGATTGCAGCGTGTTTTTAATGAGGTCATCACGGGATCGCATGTGCGTGACGGACATCGGGAAACACCAAAGGAGATTATGTACCGAGGAAGAATGTCGCTGGATGGTATCGCGAAAATGTATTCAGAAAATGATTATCAAGCCCTGTATCAGGACATGGTACGAGCTAAAAGATTCGATACCGGCTCTTGTTCTGAGTCATGCGAAATATTTGGAGGGCAGCTTTATTTCGACTTCGGGAGGGAAGCTGCATGATGCGATGTTATCGGTGCGGTGAATGCAAAGAAGATAACCGCTTCCGACCAAATCAACCTTACTGGAATCGATGGTGTCTCCGGCGTGAAAGAACACCAACAGGGGGGTTACCACTACCGCAGGAAAAGGAGGACGTGTGGCGAGACAGCGACGAAGTATCACCGACATAATCTGCGAAAACTGCAAATACCTTCCAACGAAACGCTCCAGAAATAAACGCAAGCCAATCCCAAAAGAATCTGACGTAAAAACCTTCAACTACACGGCTCACCTGTGGGATATCCGGTGGCTTAGAGAACGTGCGAGGAAAACAAGGTGATTGACCAAAATCGAAGTTACGAACAAGAAAGCGTCGAGCGAGCTTTAACGTGCGCTAACTGCGGTCAGAAGCTGCATGTGCTGGAAGTTCACGTGTGTGAGCACTGTTGCGCAGAACTTATGAGCGATCCGAATAGCTCGATGCACGAGGAAGAAGATGATGGCTAAACCAGCGCGAAGACGATGTAAAAACGATGAATGTCGGGAATGGTTTCACCCTGCATTCGCTAATCAGTGGTGGTGCTCTCCAGAGTGTGGAACCAAGATAGCACTCGAACGACGAAGCAAAGAACGCGAAAAAGCGGAAAAGGCAGAAAAGGCAGCAGAGAAGAAACGACGACGAGAGGAGCAGAAACAGAAAGATAAACTTAAGATTCAAAAACTCGCCTTAAAGCCCCGCAGTTACTGGATTAAACAAGCCCAACAAGCCGTAAACGCCTTCATCAGAGAAAGAGACCGCGACTTACCATGTATCTCGTGCGGAACGCTCACGTCTGCTCAGTGGGATGCCGGGCATTACCGGACAACTGCTGCGGCACCTCAACTCCGATTTGATGAACGCAATATTCACAAGCAATGTGTGGTGTGCAACCAGCACAAAAGCGGAAATCTCGTTCCGTATCGCGTCGAACTGATTAGCCGCATCGGGCAGGAAGCAGTAGACGAAATCGAATCAAACCATAACCGCCATCGC